GCTCATAATCCTGAACAAAAAAATAACAATATCGGAGTTAAGTTTGCACAAAACAGAAAACCAAGCACACTTGACAAGGTAATGTCTAAAATTAACAACTAAAAATAAATAAAATGCCAAACCCAACAATTACAAATTCAAGTTACAGTGGAGAGTTTGCAGGGAAGTATCTAGGTGCTGCCTTGTTATCTGCTAAAACACTAGACGAAGGTGCAGTATCTATCCTTCCTAATATTAAATATAAAGCTGCTATGAAAGTAGGAGCGTTTTCTGATTTAGTACGTTCAGCAGATTGCGATTTTGACAATAGCACATCTACTTTGACACTAACAGAGAAAGTACTTACACCAACAGAGTTGCAAGTAAATTTGCAAATTTGCAAAAAAGAGCTGCATTCGGATTGGGAAGCTGCACAGATGGGGTTTAGTGCCTTTTCGGAGCTCCCCCCTTTATTCTCTGACTATGTTATTGCTAGAGTAGCTGCTGAAGTAGCTAACGCAACTGAAACATCTATTTGGTCAGGTAGTGCAGGAGAAGGTTCTTTTGATGGACTTGTTACTCTTGCTGCTGCTGACACAGACGTAGTAGACGTAGTAGGTACAACTATTACAGCAGGTAACGTAATTGACGAACTTGCAAAGGTAGTAGATGCTATTCCAAGCGGTGTATATGGAAAAGAAGATTTAACTATCTATATTTCACAGCACGTAGCTAAGAAGTATATCGCTGCACAAGCTGCACTAGGTTATAGAGAATTATATAACGTAGGTCAAACAGAGATGAACTTTCAAGGCATCAAATTGTTCGCAACAGGTGGACTAGGAGATAACACAATTGTAGCTGCACAAGCATCTAACTTGTTCTTTGGTACAGGATTACTAGATGACCGAAACGAAGTTAAAGTTATTGATATGGCTGACCTAGATGGTTCACAGAATGTACGTGTAGTAATGCGCTATACAGCAGGTGTACAAATCGGTGTAGGTTCTGACGTAGTACTTTACGCTTAATAATTAACTAACATAAAAGGGGTGGGTTAGGTGTGTCCTACCTGCCCTTTTTTAATAAATAAATAAATATGAGTTGTGCAATAACAAAAGGTAGAGGTATAGGCTGTAAAACGGCTTATGCAGGTATCAAAAATGTATATATTCTTGATTATAGCGCAGCGATAGCAGCGTTAAGCCCTTCATCAGGTACAGTAACATTACCATCAGATGGAAGTGCTGAATTTTTCAAGTTTGAAGTAAAAGGTGGTCAAACATCTTTAGAGACAAGCGTAACATCAAGCAGAGAAAACGGAACTACTTTTTATGAAAGTACTCTAAATATTACTTTTCAAAACCTAGATGTTGAAACACAAGAGGAGATAAAACTTCTTAACAGAGGTAGAGCGCACTATGTCGTTGAACTATATCCTGACGGCACAGGTACTACAAAGTACTTACTAGTAGGTAAAGACAACGGTGCAGAGGTTACAGGTGGTACTATTGTAACAGGAGCAGCAGCAGGAGATTTGCAAGGGTTTACTCTTACAGCAGTAGCTAGTGAGGTTAATCCACCATTCTTTTCAACTGTACCTGATATAGATGCTACAACTATTACTCCTGCTTAATATATTTTTTATATATTTGCATAGAGTATAAGTTTTTTTTGATTTTGATTGTTAGGGGGGTGCATTAGCATCCCTCTTTTTTTATTACAAATTCTCAAATTTTAGCGTTATACTTATATGAGAATACTTACAACAAGTACTGATGCACAAATAATTAAGTTTATCCCACGATTATACTACACAGAAGCAGCTATGATTGTAAGGGATGACACTACAAATATTGCAACTGTTACTGATGTTACTTTTACACAAGATGGGGATTATTTAACGCTATCACACTCATTTACTTTAGTAGAGGGTAGGTTTTATGATTTAGAATTTACAAGAGACCCTGATGTATGGGGGCAAAGTTTAGACCAATGGGAGTTGGAACAAAAACTTTGGAACGATGACGAGGGTATTACCCTACTTGTTTATAGGGATAGGATATTTTGTACAGACCAAGATGTAGACCAAACGCAAAACAAATACTATTCTCCTAATAAAAACGAATACAAGTCAAACAATACATTTGACAATAACTATATAGTACTATGATACACGCATTAAGTTTATCTAATTATGTAAGCCCTACTATTGAAGAAAAGAAGAATAAGGCTTTTGTAACATACGGAGATAAAAACTCTTACTTTCAGTACCTAATAGACCGTTATAATGGTAGTCCTACAAACAATGCTGTTATAAACGGTATTAGTGAGATGATATATGGCAAAGGTTTAGATGCTACTGACAGCAACAAGAAGCCTGATGCATACGCACAAGCTATTACACTACTACACAAAGGTTGTACACGTAAACTATGTGCAGACCTTAAACTCTTTGGTCAATGTAGTATGCAAGTAATTTACAGTAAGGATAGAAAAAAGATAGCAAGGGTTGAGCATATACCTGTTGAACAATTAGCTGCTGAAAAGTGCAACGATAAAGGAGAAATAGAAGCATATTACTACTCTAGTGATTGGCAAAAATACAACCGTATTAACCAAGTCAAGCGTATACCTGCTTTTGGTATGAGTAATGAAGCTATTGAAATTGTTTACGTTAAGCCTTACAGAGCAGGATACAAGTACTATGCTACCCCTGACTATCAAGGTGGTTTACAATATGCAGACCTAGAAGAAGAAATATCTAACTTCCACATAAATAACATACAATCAGGACTTAGCCCTAGTATGCTTATTAACTTTAATTCAGGCACACCATCGGCAGAAGAAAGGGAGATGATAGAAAGACGCATCTATGATAAGTTTTCAGGCAGTAGTAATGCAGGTAAGTTTATACTATCATTTAACGATAGCCCTGAAACAGCAGCTACAATAGACCCTGTACAATTAAGTGATGCACACAACCAATATCAGTTTTTAAGCGATGAGAGCAGCCGTAAGATACTTGTAGCGCACAGGGTGGTTAGTCCTATGCTTTTGGGTATTAAAGACAATACAGGGCTTGGAAACAATGCAGAGGAGTTAGAAACAGCAACAAAGCTAATGATGAACTTGGTCATTAAGCCTTTTCAAAACTTGCTAATAGAAGCGTTTGACCGAATACTAGCATACAACGATATATCTCTTAACCTATACTTCAAGACGTTACAACCTTTAGAGTTTATAGACATCGACAAAGAACTTATTGATGACGAAACCCAAGAAGAAGAAACAGGTGTGAAGTTAGCTAGCGATTTAGATAAGTTTGTAGACACCGATATAGCTGATGCGCTTATAGATTTAGGACAAGATGAAGAAGAACTACTAAAGGACTTTGAGGTTATAGACGAACAGGAAGTAGACTATGACAATGATGATGACCTTAACCAAAAGATAAAAGAGTTAAACGAGCAAACCGAGTTAGCAAGCACAGGTAGCGCAAAGCCATATAGTGAAAGCAAACAAGATGGTAAGTCTAAACAAAAAGGTCAAGAGGATAAAACATATTTAGTAAGATATATGTACAACCCTGCAAAGACTAAAAACACAAGTAGAGAGTTTTGCAAAAAAATGGTATCAGCTAAAAAGGTATATCGCAAAGAAGATATAAACGCTATGACTACTAAAGTTGTAAATGCAGGTTTTGGCAAGGGTGGTTCTGATACTTATTCTGTATGGCTTTACAAAGGTGGGGCGAGATGTAACCACAAATGGTTTAGACGTATTTATGCACGTAAGGAAGGTTCTAAAAGTCTAGGTAGTGTAATTAGTACAACAGAAGCTAAAAGTCAAGGATTTAAGCCTGAAACTAATGCGCAAAAAGTACCTGTTGCTCCTAAAGATATGAAGTACAAAGGCTATACAGCTGCTTATTGGAACAAAATGGGTTTTAAAAATTAAGATATGGCAACAGCATTATTTATAAATAGAACTGACCTTGTAAAAAATAGTATCTTGGATGGTAATGTAGATACAGATAAGTTTATTCAGTTTATTAAAATAGCCCAAGAGGTACACGTAAGAAACTATACAGGCAGTAAATTATATGACAAATTACAAGCGGATATTATAGGAGATACACTAACAGGTAATTATTTGACTTTAGTAGATGAATACCTTGCACCTATGCTTATACACTTTGCTATGGTTGAGTATTTACCTTATTCAGCATATCAACTTAAAAACGGTGGACTATTTAAGCACACAAGCGAAAACTCTGAAACACCTAGTAAAGATGAAGTAGACTTTATTGTGCAAAAAGAACGCAATTTAGCAGAGTATTATACGACAAGGTTTATAGACCATATGAGTTTTAACAGTAATCTATATCCTGAATACGAAAATAATTCAGATGACGATATATACCCTGACAAAGATAGTTTATTTAATGGGTGGGTTTTATGAGAATGTATAAGCCAAAAGAAAAGAATTTAGTTAAATTACAAAAGTTTCTAAATGGGTACAACATTAGAAGGAAAGCAAATAAATCAAACGTATCAGGGGTTACTAAAAACAACTGATAACAAC